AAATAAGACTTCCTGTGCTTCGCTCTCAGGTAACAAGAAAAGGAGAAGTAAGCTCTATTGTAGCCAATCCAAGATATGAAAATGATTACTGGCTTTTTGAGTGGGGAAGAGCGGAGGATCTAAAGCACCGACCGGCACCATACGCAAATAGAGGCAGATTAATGGGCTTTTATGCTTATGCTCATTTAAAAGATGGAGGCTTTAAAATGCATTATATGGACGTTGAAGAGGTCGAGCATATTCGGAATAATCACAGCAAAGCCTATCAATTCGACAAGACGAGCAGTATTTGGGTCAAGCATTATAATGCAATGGCACAAAAGACGGTCCTTAGACAGCTTATAAAATATTTGCCAATTTCAGTAGAGATCCAAAATGCTGTAGCCCATGACGAAACAATAAGAAAAGATATCACAGAAGAAGCCCAGCATATTGATATAGATACACCAATCGAAAATATCCAGCAAGAAGACATAGAAATTTTAGATTCACAAGAAACAAACCAATAGAATTTGTTAAGACTAGAAGCAAGACATTTTTAATGTCTTGTTTTTTTTATTGGCGGAAGGGGCTTTGGATTCATGCAAGAGAAGAAAAAAATAGAACATTTTAGATTGCCGAAAAGCATTTTAACTCATGAAATTTTTAATAGAAAAAAACATATGGAGCTAAGACTTTTTTTATTAATTGTTGGCAATGCTTGTTATAAAGAAGGCGTACAAGTGGGCAAAACTGGGATTGTATTAAATAAAGGGCAATGGCTTAGGTCCCAGCGAAAATTGCAAGGAGATTTAGAATTAAGTTGTGCCAGCATAACCAAGGCAATAAAGTGGCTTTGTTCGCAAAAATTAATAAATGTCGAACACAGCCAGCAAGGAACAATCTTCACAGTTTATAATTTTGATATCTTCCAGGGTGTATCAGCCAGTGAAGCACCTAAGCCATTTAGTGTATCAGCCAGTGATACACCTAAAGACGAGTGTATCAGCGAGGGATACGCTGGGTGTATCAGCCAGGGATACGAAACTAATAAAGAAGACCTTACTAATAAAAATAAACTATATAACCTTAATAGTGTAGATAACAAGAAGGGACAAAAGCACAATGAAAGAGATATCAGCAATTTTGAGTGGGAAAAATATCAATTTAAATTTTAAGGAGCTAGGAAAAGAAATTTGCGAAGATTGCCAGGAAGAAATAACGCTTTTAGAGATCCCCTTAATCGGTGGAGAAAACAAAGGGAAATTAATTACAGTCAAAAAAGGGTGCAAGTGCGAAGACAAGCGACTGGCAGAAGAAGCTTTAGAAGCAAGAGAAAGAGCAAAGAAAAGTAATGCCTTAGATTTATTTAACGCTAAGAGCTTAATAAACGAACAATTAAAGCAAGCATCTTTAGGAAATTACACACCACGCAATGAGAGCCACGAAATTGCCCTTAACTGGGCTTATTCCTATTGCAAGGGTTTTGGTATGAGAGAGAACAAAAAAGCCATTCTAGCTGGAAGCTATGGGCTAGGTAAAAGTCATTTAGCGGTAGGGATAACAAAAATACTTATGAAAAATGGATTTACATGTATTTTTACCAGTGTACCGAAACTATTTACCAGGATCAAAAGCACCTGGGACAAGGGAAGCGATACCAGGGAAATCGAATTACTAGAAGCTTTGGAAATGGTGGATCTTTTAGTGCTGGACGATCTAGGAGCTGAAGGGGCAAGCGACTGGCAAGTATCAAAGCTTTTTGAAGTGGTGGACAGTCGAGAGGGCAAGCATACGATTTTTACCACCAATCACAGTAGCGAAGGGCTAATGTCTCAAATAGGAAAGCGAAACTACGACCGATTATTTTACAAGTGTGACGAAGTTGTTTTTATTGGTGAAAGCTACAGACTATTACACAAAAAAAGAGGCGGTCAAAGTGTTTGAAAACAACCAGGGGCAAGAATTTGAGCAAATAGTCGAATGGTCCAACATGGCTTATTACTTAAAAAGACAAGCAGTGATCCAAAAGATTGCAGTGCCTTGGAAAGTGGAAAGACGTTTCGATTATGTAAGCAATTCAAATACCATTGTGAGTGCTTATCCCGAGAAAAAAAGTACCGTAGACTTTGGAGGGACAGCCAGGGGGAAAAGTATTTGGTTTGATGCTAAGACCACAAAAAATAAAACAAATTTCCCCTTAGCCAATTTAAAAAGTCATCAAATAGATTATTTACAAAGAGTAGAAGAGCAAGGGGGCATAGGCTTTTGGTTGATCTATTCACAAGCGGAAAATAAAACCTGGCTTTTATATCAAAATAAACTGGATGAATTTTTAAAAGATTACACCCGGAAAAGCATTCCGTATGCCTGGCTGGATGAGCAATGCCCAAAGATCTATCCGAGCAAAGAAATAGCCTTGGATTATTTAGCGGAGGTTTTTACACATGAAGCATTTAGTTGACAGCGATTTAGCAAAAAGTATCCTGGAGACTACTTTCGTTATTTTGAGAGAAAATTTTAATTATGATATAGATACGACCATAGCTTTTCACAAAGCTTTTTTAAAAAATTTAAATGAAGCCCATACAGATCTAATAGTGAATGGTACAGAAAGATTTAAGAGGCAAATTTGGGGAGATCCGGACGCAAAGCTTTTTTTTACTATAAGTTTTACTGGCTTTCATATTACCAAAACATTGAAAGAGAGAATGGATTTTTCTTTTCAAGAACTGGACCTATTCAATAATTTAATTTCCAAATATATCAAAATTGAGGACGTAGAGACTTGAACCCAAAAAAATTTAATAAAGAGCGGATCTTAGAAAGCCATTTAAGGCATTACAATACCTACAAAGTGGGCATAGAAAATTGCAAAAAACAGCTGGACTATATTATGCCAAGCATGACGGCACGTTATGGCGTGGACAGCGGAGGCACTTGCTTTTATATCAGCAACAATACAGAGAAAGTCGCAATCGACCGGATCGAAAGCAAAAGGGCTTTAGACTTGCACGAAGACATAAAGCAATTTGAAATTATTTGCGACAGCATAGAGCGTGCTTTCAAAGAGCTGAAGGATCAAGAACAAGATTTTGTGAAGTTGCGTTATTTTAATTGTGAACCAATGGACCAGGTAAAAATAGCTTTAGGCTATAGCGAAGAAAAAAGCGTTTATCGAATCCGAAGACATGTATTAGACAAGCTTTTGATTTCTTTAAACAGTCTCATAAATTTGAAATAAAGAGCGAAAAAAATATGATATTAATATGCGATTTATGCAAGTCTAAAAAAAAGAGTATTTTCATGATCCCTAATATCAAAATAGAAACAGATCACCTTGCAAGACAAATTACTTTTAAAAATAAACTGGACGTAGAAAATTACATAACAATTTGCCAAAAGTGCCTAACGGGTGCCGAGCATATAGGAGGATTCAGCAAATGAAATTATCAGCGAAAGTAGCGACCGTCACAGCATGTTTATTTTTAAGTGTATCTTCCATAGCAAGTGCCCAGTATATCGTCAAGCCTGGGGATTCACTAAGCGTGATTGCAAAAAATCATGGCATGACATTGACCGATATTTTAAAGCTTAATCCTCATTTTGATAATCCTAATATGATTCATGTAGGGGATCACGTTGTCACCAGGACAAGCAATGTAGCCCAAGACATTGTGGACTATGCCCGAAGCCTGGACGATAAAACGACCTATGCATATGGAGGGCAAGAAACCTTTAAACCACCACTTTTCACAGATTGCAGTGGATGGACCCAGCACATTTATGCACAGTTTGGCATCAAGTTGCCCAGGACCAGTAGAGATCAAGCGAAGGTAGGAACGCCAGTAGCTTTTAAAAATATAAAAATGGGCGATCTAATGTTCTTCAGCACCCGAGACGATAAGGTCATAACCCACGTAGGAATTTACATGGGCAATGATTACTGGATAAGCAATTTAAGCACCAAGCAAGACGTTGAAATTTTGAGCACTTTTGGATCTTGGACCCAAAAGAATTTCTTATGGGCACAAAGGGTTATTTAAAAGGAGCACGATTAAATGAAAAAATGTTTTAAGTGCAAAAGAAATGACAAGAAAGTAGTTTTGCTAGAAACCCCTTTATTTGCCCAGTACCAGGGCGAAATGATTTGCTACAGTACGGACGATCCTAAGAATAAGCATATATGTTTCACTTGCTTTATCACTGGAAACTTTGTAGACGGCTGGGCAAAAAAGAAAGGGATCAAGCGAAAAAATGGATAGAAATATTATTTTAACGATCTTGGAATTTGGGGCAAGCATTTTAGTTGAGGGCGTTATTTTGTCCATGCTTTTTTCTTGGATTGAAAACAGAAGCCAGGAAAAACAGCAACAGCATATAACCCAAGAAATGAACAATATCGAAAAGCAAAATAAATTTGATTTTGAACAATTGCAAACAGAAATAATAAATTCAAAGCATGAAGTCATAAATCAAATAAAAGAGAGTGCCGGAAAACCCTTGCCATGACAGTATTTTGTCATGAAATGTACCATATAAAAAATGCTGTATATGGCTATAATGAATAATAAGCAAAGAAGTGGAAAGCCCTTTTCGCTTTTGCTTTAATCTTTCTCATGCTTGTGAAGCTTTTTTCCCTTTGTTAAGCAACCCCTTTTAGGTTGCTTTTTGTTTTAAACAAAGGAGGTTAGAAAAATGACCACAACACGAACACCCAAAAAAGGTAGACCCTTTAAATTGACCAATGAACTTCAAGAGAAATTATGTACACATATAGCAGAAGGCAATTACTTGGATACAGCTTGCAGACTTGCTGGCATTGATTACGGCACGATGAGGCGATGGATCTTACAAGGGGAAAGCGACTTAAGCGGAAGATTTTATGAATTTGCTGAAGCCATTAAGGTGGCGGAGGCAATTGCCGAAGCGGAAAGGGTAAAACTTATTTTGCACGCTGGAAAGCATGACGACTGGAAAGCTAATGCATGGTATTTAGAGAGAAAATTTCCGGATCGGTGGGGTAGAAAAGAACGAATAGAGGCAACCGTTAAAAGTGAGCATACAGAAAAACATGAGCACTTTATCGAGCATCAAATTGACAGCGACCCCGAAACGGTAGAACTGGTTAGACAGCTTTGGAGAAGGCAACAAGCTTTAGGAGAGAATTAAACTATGAGCATAAGCCCCGAGCAAAAAGATCTTTATTACAAAGTGACAGCACGAAAAGAATATAGTTTTTATTGTGAAGTGGTGCATTACGGAAAATATATTCCGGTAAGGCACCATTTTTTATTGTGTGAAGCAGTGAAAAGGATTTGCGATGGATCTTTAAAAAAGCTCATGATCTTTATGCCACCGAGACATGGGAAAAGCCAAACCATTACAGAGACTTTACCCAGTTATTTAAATGGCAGATTTCCAAATAAAAAAGTCATGTGCATTAGTTATGGCGATTCTTTAGCAAAAGAATTTGGACGGAAAAACAGAAACAAAGTAAAGGAATTTGGAGCGGAGCTTTTCGGAATCGAGCTGGACCCTTCCAATGGGAGCATGTCAGATTATACGTTAAAAGGCTTTAACGGTGGATCTTATTTTGCTGGGATCTTGGGGGGCGTTACTGGTAGGGGTGCCGATTATTTAATTATTGACGATCCCATAAAAACCAGGCAAGAAGCGGACAGCGAAACCTATAGGAATCGAGTTTGGGAAGAATACCAAAGCTCTTTAGTTACCAGGCTAATGCCTAATGGTGTGACGATTCTTATTTTGACACGCTGGCATCATGACGATTTAGCCGGACGGATCTTAGAGCAAGAAGCGGATCAGTGGGAAGTCATAAGCTTGCCAGCCCTGGCAGAAGAAAAGGACTTACTAGGAAGATCCGAGGGGGAACCCTTATGGTCCGAGTTTGGATACAACAAAGAGTGGGCAAGGAAAAAGCAAATAGAAGTAGGGGCAAAAGCTTGGACTAGCCTTTACCAGCAAAGACCAAGCCCCGAAAGCGGAGATATTTTTAAAAGGGGATGGATGAGATATTATAGAGCTTTGCCACAAATGGACGAAACGCTCATAAGCGTGGATGCTTCTTTTAAGGACAAAAGCGGATCTGATTTTTGTGTTATGCAAGTGTGGGGAAAAAAAGGAGCAAACAAATATCTAATAGACCAGGTAAGGGATCGAATGGGATTTCCAGCCACCGTCAGTGCTTTGCGTGCTTTATCTGCTAAACACCCACAAGCCCACGCAAAACTGGTGGAAGATAAAGCGAATGGTACAGCCGTTATAGCTTATCTAAGAAACGAAATAAGCGGACTAATAGCAGTAGAGCCACAAGGCGGTAAAGTTGTCAGAGCCGAAGCGGTCAGCCCCGAATGGGAAGCCGGAAATATATTTTTACCGGACCCGAAGATTTGCCCCTGGGTCAATGATTTTATAACAGAGCTTATCGAATTTCCGAATGCTAAAAATGATGATTGTGTGGACGCAATGAGCCAAGCGATTGCACGCTGGCAAACATCTTTGCAATTTTTTATAGGGAGGGCTTAATTATGTTATTGGTTTATTTGAATACCGGATCGGAAAGATATGAACAAGAATTTCCAGATTATGAGGCTTTAAGAATTTTTATGGAAACAAATCAAGATCACCAAATAGAAGGAATAACCGATCTAAATGCACAAGACAGCGGAAAGTCAAGAACTTTATTTTAGTAAGCACAAATTTTATTTTTGTCAAACCTATTGACTTTGCGATGGTGAAACGACAAAACAAAAAGAATACTAATACACCTTAGGAGTACGAAAAGGCAAATAGGGGCATTTATGAGCGTCTAAGGGGGTCCGATAAAATGGGCTTAACACCATTAAGTTTTTCTTGTTTTATGGGTGCTTTAATTTGTTATCTCATTTTGAAGGTGATGAAAGAAAAATGAAAGAATGGCTATTCCATCAAGTTTATGATTTCAACTTAATTATTTTTATTAGCATTATGATTTTTAACGTAGCACTTTCAAAAAACAATACTCAAAAAATGTTACAGAATCAAAGCAAGGAATTATATTTGGAAATCGAAGAAGTGAAGGACGAAATTAGACAACTTCACAAAGACAAATAAAAAGACAAAAAGCCACCGAAGATAAGGGGCTTTTTTTTATGGACATAATAAAACCTATTGCATAACAGCAAGGGAGGCAAGGCATTTGAAATGGACACCATTTAAAACGAAAAATAAACGATTTACAGAATTATTGCCAAGCTGGCGGACCAATCAAGATGCAAAATTTAATGACTGGACCACAGAAAAAGCAATATCCGAAGGCTTAAAGGCAAGCACTTATGTTTATGCTTGTATTCAATTAATTGCCCGGAGCGTTGCTAGTGTGCCCTGGTATGTATATAAGCAAAAGAGGAATGGAGATTGGGAGCAAATTAAAATGCACCCTTTAGAATTATTGATCGAAAAGCCCACACCCTTTCACAGTAGAAAAGATCTTATGGAAGGCATGGTCCAGCACCTTTATTTAGGTGGCAATGCCCTTTTTACAAAAGTAAGAGCCAGCGGAACCGTTGCAGAATTATGGCAATTGCCACCGGATGCAATAAAGGTAATCCCAAGTAGAAAACAATTTATAGATCATTACGAATACAATCGTGATGGAGTAAAGCAGAAATTTAAACAGACCGATATTATTCACAGCAAATTTAATGATCCTAGCAACCTATACTGGGGGCTATCACCTCTTCAAGCCGGAGCAAGGACCGTAGACAGTGACATAGAAGCCGTCAAATTTCAAAAAGTAAGCTTACAAAATAGAGCCATAACCGATGGTATTTTTACTTTTGAACACCCTTTAACCAAAGACCAATGGGAAGAAGCAAGAAGCATGGTTAGGGAGCAACACCAAGGAATACAAAACGCCAGGACCCCTTGGGTGTTAGGAGCTGGGGCAAAGTGGACCAGCATGTCTCTAAGCCCAGCCGAAATGGATTTCTTAAACAGCCGAAAATTTTCAAGGGAAGAGATTTGCAGTATTTTTAATGTCCCACCTCCAATGATCGGGATTTTAGAAAATTCCACGTATAACAATATCGAAACGGCAAGAAAAATATTTTGGCAAGATGCTTTAGTGCCGTTATTACAAGATATTAAAAATACTTTGAATTTATCACTAACACCGGAATTTGGGACCGGAATTACTTTAGATTTTGATTTATCAAGCGTGGATGCCTTGCAAACTTCCAGCAAAGAAAAATTAGAAAGTGCAAAAGTCTTGTTTAGCATGGGCGTGCCTTTTAATGACATTAATCAAAGATTAGATCTTGGCTTTGATCCAATCGAAGGCGGAGACATGGGATATCTACCAAGCGGATTAATGCCAGCCAACCTTATGGAGTTAATGGAAGCACCGAGCGAAGACCCACCACCGACAGACCCACCAGCGGACCCGGAAGATCCACCAGCGAACGAAGAGGACGAGCCGAAGGGCAAAGATAAGGCATTGACCAAAAATACAAATGCAAACGGTTACAAGCGTATTGGATTAAGTAGCGAAAAACAAAAGCTTTATTACTTTGAGCAAGTGGACCGGATGCGAAGTGCCTGGGTCGTTAATATGACCCGAAAGAGTGCAAGGCTTTTCAAGCAAGAAGGGGACCTTTTAGCTTCAGCCGTAACAAACGGCAAAGACTGGAAAAAAGTTTTGTCTAATCATGAAGAAGCTTGGGAGCGGTTTTTAAGTGCGAGTTATCAAGCAATCGTGGAAGAGATCGGGAAAGATCATTTTGCTAATTTGGTGAAAGCCTATAAGCCGATGACCAAAGAAGAAGAAGAAGAAGAAGACTTAATCCATTTCTTTAATCCTCATGAAGAGGACATAACCAAATACATAGTTGAGCTTGCTGGGACCAAGGTTACTAATGTAAGCGACTGGACCAGGCAGATTGTGGGAGCACTGGTTTTGGATGCCCAGGAAAATAACTTAACTATGGATGAATTAGCGAAAAATATTAAAAGTGAATTTAAAGAATTTAGCCGTTATAGAGCCTATAGAATAGCCAGGACCGAAGCCCAAAACGCTTTAGGCTTTGCCCACTTTGTTGCTGGTGAAAAAGCCCAAGACATTTTAGGGGTGAAGATCATAGGTGAGTGGATAACGAGCGGTGACGATCGAGTAAGAGACAGCCACGAAAAATTGCATGGTACGAAAGCAAAGATAGGAGAAGCTTTTCCAAATGGGCTTAAATACGCTGGCGAGTACACAAACACCGGAGAGGCTAGGGATAATATAAATTGCCGTTGTGTGATCGTGCATCATTTTGAATAGAGAGGGGAGTTTTATAAATTGCTTCTTAAAAATTTAGAATTTGATTTCAAAGCCAAAACAGATAAACGAGAATTTGAGGGCTATGCAAGCACCTGGGACAAAGACCTGGGAGGGGATCAAATCTTGCAAGGGGCTTTTAAAAAGACCATACAAGAAAGATTTCATATGCACCCGAAGAAAAGCGGAATTAAGATTCTTTGGCAACATTCAGACCCCTTGGGCAAGCCTATTCACATGGAAGAAGACAGCAAGGGTCTTTATGTCAAAGGCTATGTAAGTAAGACCAGGCTAGGAGACGAAGCTTTGGAGCTTATGCAAGATGGAGTAATAGATCAAATGAGTATAGGCTATGACGTTGTAAAAGATGATCTAAGCGAAGACGGACAAACAAGATATTTAAAAGAGCTTATTTTATTTGAATTTAGCCCAGTTACTTTTCCAATGAATCCCCTGGCAGATATCACAAGCGTAAAAACCCACTTTAATAGCCTAATTAAAGAATTTGGAAATCCAATTATGGCAACAATGCTTAAAGAAGGCAGAACCTTAAATAAAACGAATGTCCAAGCCTTAAAATCAGCGGTCGAAACCTTGCAAGGAATATTAGCACAAGTCGAAGGAAAAGAAGAGCCGAAAAACCTTCACTCTTTAGATCCTTTCAAAGAATTAATTGCAGAAATGAAAAACTACAAAATATAGGAGGCACCATAGATGGAACTCAAAAAGCCAGCACCTAAAAAGCTTCTTTTGCCATTGAATCTTCAGTTTTTTGCTGAAGTGCCAGTAACAAAAGAACTGGACCTTAAAACTTTGCAAAAAGACTTTACCGACAGCTGGACCCAGCTAAAAGGATTACTGGACCAGCAAGCGGACGAAATGAGAACACAAGGCGAAACGCATACAAAAACAGCGGATAACATTAAAGCGATCGAAGGCAAGATCCAACAATATGAAGCAGAGTTAAAAGGCATGACCGACAAATATAAAGATTTTGAAACAAAAATGAATCGACCGGATTTTGGACAAAAGAAAAACGAAATAAAATCAGCTGGACAAATGCTCATAGATAGTGACAGCTATAAAAAGATGGGTGAAACATATCAAGCCTCTGTACAAGTTAAAAGCTTTTTCCCAGGATCTACAAAGGACCTAAGTAGTACAGATGCCAATGGAGGCGTTTTAGTTGGGACCCAGCGGATTGGTGGAATCTTTGCCCCAGCGGATCGAGATTTGAGAATTAGAGATCTTTTAAATGTCCAAACCACTCAATCAAATAGCTTAGATTATATCGTGGAAACTGGCTTTGTAAACCTTTCAGCCATTGCACCGGAAAAGTCTTTAAAGCCTCAATCTGATTTGACTTTTGATATCGAGACAGCAAGCGTTAAGACGATTGCCCACTGGATACCAGCAAGCAGACAGATTATTGCCGATGCCCCGATGCTAAGAAGTTATGTAGACGGTCGCTTAACTTATGGACTGGCTTTAACTGAAGAAGCTCAAATTTTATACGGTGATGGACTGGGCGAGAATATCCAGGGGATCATGACAAATCCAAATGTCCAAAATGCTGGCGGAGTAGTTGGGACAGATACAAGGGTGGACCATTTAAGAAGAGCGATCACAAGAACTTTGCTTGCTGGCTATCCGGCTACTGGAATTGTTTTACACCCTTC